TAAAATAATATCGTTAAGAATAAACTTATCTATCAGGTAGAAGCCAATTACTGCCACCTCATAAAGCATTAGCTTAGAGATGATAGCAGATAGTTTACGTGATGTGATGGGTATGCCTAGTTTCTTAGACTTCCAAATACCTGTTAGCGTATCTACTAAGATAGCAAAACCAATTAAAAATAATATACCTGAGATAGGTAAAAAGAAAGAACCTACCACTGCTAAAAGTTGAATGATGTATTTTTGTATTGAGGATAAAAGAATGGCTAACTGTAGTTTCATTAGAGTATTAAGATAGAGTTATTATATCCGTTCTCTCTAAAAGTGCCACAGGTGCCTAGGCAGGTTGTTTGGTATTGGTTAATGCAGCTGCAGTTATTGAACATTGGCCTAAGATCTGTATCCTGATTAGTGGTAGAGATAAACTGAGGGAATAGATTTCTATTAACTAGCAGCCATCTGATAAGTCTCTGCTCAAAAAAGCTAGCTTTCTGTGCATAGTGCTCCATACCAAAGGCTACCTCATTTCTAGATACACTAGCAGAATAATCTCCTGACTGAGTTTGTAATCCTTTATTTTTAAGTTGGTAAGTCAAACCAAAGACAGCATCTTCAGCAGATCTCCACGCTATCACTGGCTGTATAAACTCTACTAAGTCTACCTCATCAGGATTAAGAGTCTGAGCATTATACTGAGTAAGCATATAGTTATAAAAAGTAGTGCCTAAGATAGGCTGTACTCTAAGAGCTGCCTGCGTAGCTATGTATGGTGTTACATCAGTTACATCCACATTGGCTGTAATAGGTGTATTAACTTTTAGATAAGTTTCAGTTATGAAATATAGCATTATACAATGGGTGTTATAGGGGTTGCTACTATAGCAGCAGCTGCTGCACTTTGTGTTACATCACCACCATCAATAGGAGGCAAAGATGCTAAGGCTCTCACCTCATTAATTGTCATTGTCTCAAGTACTTTAGTAGCTACCAATGGGCTAAGTGAGTTAAGTGCATCATTAGTCTTAGAAGTATCACCCTCAAGCTCTACGATATTCTCATTAATTACTTGGAAATTATTTATAGTAAACTCCGCAGGTATTTTAGAGATTGTTAATAACTCGTTGAAAATATGTTGAACACATGATCTAAGCTCCATTACTACATTCTTTTCAAAGATTACATAAGCCTGCTTAATATCTGCACCACCACCTAAGCTACCGGTAGTACGTACACCCATTAAGATAGGATCTATAGTGTGAGCAAAGCATATCTGCTCAGTGTTAAGCTGTGATGCCTCCTGAAATAGTTTATCATTGCCATTGGTAGGCATAGCTTCTATTTTAGGTAACTGATCCTGGCTATTAGCAAAGAACGCCACAGCTTTACCTGCATTAGCAGCTCCTTTCATTCTATCTATAGTCTCTTTAATCATGTGCTTCTCTTCCTCACTTTGTGGTCTCTTAGGGAACATCATAGCAAATGAAGGGAAAATTGAGTTTTGAATATTAGACTTAGCAAAGTAGCTTAGCTCACCTGATAAGAAAGCAAAGTTAAGACAGCTTGTATATTGTGGTAGTGAATAGTGGTCTTGGCCTATAGACTTAATCTCATAGCAGTAAAGTTGCTCATAGTCAGTGTTAGCTATGTGGTATGGCTTTATCTCTTGTATGCCTATCCTACGTGACCAATCATCACAAATAAAATACAGCTTCTTATCTGCACTTACTCTTACCTTCTCAGGAGATACATTCTCTATCCTAGTAATCTTTTTACCTTGGCCATAGCATATCTTGAAATACACCCTATTGTGGATGATGAGCTGCTTAGTGACAGCTTTAACAATATGCTTAAGATTAATCTTTCTTTCAAAAGTATAAAGCTCTAATTTTTCAACAGTAGTTAGTAGATCAGTTTTAAGTGCAAAGCCGCCGCCTATCACTGCATTAGTTTTGAAGTCTACTATAGCACCATGTAAGGGGCTAGCATAGTACATCTGATTAAGCATGCTTGGATACAAGTTCTCAGCTCCAAAATTAATCCACATGTTAGCACTGTATCTACTATCTACATAAGGTAGTGTAAGATTGCCAGGGCCAACAGGCATAAATGGGGTGCTAAAGGATTGATATCCTTCTACTACCTCAGGAGCTGTGCTCTCTTTCTTAAAAAAATTGTTATACCATGCCATAGTTAATCGTATATTGAGGTGCCTACTGGCCCACTTACCACCATTCTACCTTCCTCTATCACTACACCTGTTGATTGTGCAATGGTTAAAGGCAAAACGTATGGTACTGAACTCTGATAAACTTGGTAAATAAATTGCCCCTGCTTTAAGATGATATCTACAGGCTCATTAAGTACAAAAAGATTGTACCGTTCAGGCCATAAGCTAGTATCAGCAGTAGTAAATAGCTGAGGCACACTAGCAGTATTCATCTCATTAGTAAAAGCGAATAGATAGTGAGGGGTGGGTACAGTAGTGACCTCTGTTAAGGTTAAAACTATTTGATTAATCACTCCCTGTTCAATGTATATCATACCTATATTAGATGATGTAAAGCAAATGTTTAGAAATAAAAAAAGCCCCACAAATTGCAGGGCTAATTTTCTTAGGAGTTTACCTTAAACTAAACCTAAAGCAGTGTAATCAGCAGGCAAAGGTAAAACAACCTCTAGTGCTAAAGACTCATTCTCAGCTACCATAGTTACAGTGTATTTAGATCCATCAGCTCTAGCTGTACCTGATCCTTCACCTGTAGCAGTAAGCTGCATGTATGGCATATACCAATATTTTCCGTTTGCATCTAAAACTACAGCGGCAAGGTATTGCTGCCCTGATGCAAGTATCTTAAGAGCATTAGACTTAGCAGCTTCACGTCTGTGAAATACTAAATTGATAGTCTGAGTTACAAAAGTAGAGCCATTGATTAGATCAGCAGCCTGCTCTTCTGTATAGTTTGATGTGTTTCTGCGAATGAAGTAACCTTCAAATACAGGGGTAACAGGTGATAAAGTAATAGCAGTAACCTGATATGCAGGATAAACTGTATTAGTTGTAACAGTAGCTATCTGCTCCTGTGGAATAAACCACACCTGATAGATACCTCCACTGTTATTATCACACGATTTTTGAATGCCCTCGAGGGCTGTACATAGTGGCATATTTTAAGTTTTATATAAAGGGGGTTGCCCCCCTCTATGAATTAATATTAAGATCCGAAAACGATATCTGTAGGGTTAACATAGTTAAATCCTACTTTCATGTTAGCACGAGTTCTCAAGTAAGGCTCAGCAACAGTATCAGATAAGTTCACTGCACGTAGATCAGATGGATCAGACTCAGCATCAAACAAATAGATTAAGTTATCTTTCAAAGTAATTACCAAATGGTCATTAGACATCCCTGGGCAAAGTACAATCTTAATACCTAAGTAAGTAAGAGCTAGATCTTGAGTGATATATGCGTTAGTGTTACCTGAAGCTACACCTAAACGGTAGATATTAACCAATTGAGTTGGTAAGTAGATGCGTAAATCTGCAGTACGTGATGCAATGTTAGCAGGTACTAAAGCAAATGCAGCCTCTAAGTCAGTTAATAACTGAGCAAAAGTAGGAGCTGGTGTCATAGCGTAAGGAATAACAGCTATATCTCCTGCAAGTTGTACTTCGTAACCATCACACAAAGATAGTGGGTTAGCAGGAAGTAAAGAGCTATCACCTTGCCATCTCAAAGTCTCAATAGATCCATTGATAGAGTTAGCCATCTCACTCCAGTAGAAGTTCATAAAGTTAGCTACAGTGAAATCACCGTTTGAACCTTGAGCCATTTGTAAAGATACAAAAGACTGCTCTAATTCAAACTGACAAATCTGAGCCATTGCAGATAGAGCACATACACTCATAATCTTTGCAGATAAAGTATCTGTAGGTGCAGTAAAAGCACAGTTAGAAGCCTGTAGGATGTTACCAAAAGTAACAGCTCCTAGAGCTACTTCAAATTTCACTGATGGTAAAGTACGAAAGTTATCTACGATATCAGATGATCCTAAATAAGCCTGTGCATAGAATGCCTCAGCATTAGGTGTTAATTGAGCATTAGCTCCATTGTTTAAGTCAAATCTTAGTTTTCTCATTTTGTTGTTATTTGTTATTGTTAAATTTAATAAAGTTACTTAGTCTTTGTTGTACGCTTAAAGCTACAACCTCTTCTACCACATCCTCTTCACTATCTACAGATAGAGCCTCTTCTAATTGGGCTTTAAGATCTGCTATCATAGCTACTATGTTATTAACTTCTGCATCTAATGCAGGCTTAACTATTGCTAGTATTGCCTCAGCATCTAATACAGGATCTACAGCCATTGTCTCTTCCTCTACTACTTCCTCCTCTTCTACTACTGTATCTTCTAGGGCTACCTCTTCTGAGGCCTCCACTACTTCAGCATCTCTTATCTCAGTAATCTCTCCATCTTTTACGATATAGATTTTAC